CGCCCCGGTGGTCACGTCGCCAACGAGGGACCGCCGGGCGCTTCGCTCATGCCCATGCCCGTCAACCCGATGGCTGGGCAGCTGTTGCCTGTCATCGACTACGTGGCACAGACGCTGGAGAAACGGACTGGCGTAGGCCGGATGACCTCCGGTGTGGATGCTGATGTCCTGGCTCAGTCCACCAAGGGCGCCTACACGGACGCCAAGAGCGCAGCGAATCAGCGCATCGAGCAGGTAGCGAGGATCTTTGCGGAAACTGGTCTTTCGCCGCTTTATAGCGCCGTGCACCGCGATCTATGCCGGCACCAGGACTGGCCGACGCGCTTCAAGCTCAAAGACAAGTGGGTCACGGTCAATCCGACTGAGTGGCGCGAGAGAGCCAATCTCACCGTGTCGGTCGGGCTGGGGAATTCAAGCCGAGACGAGATTCGGCAGAACATCTCACTGATGGCTGCGGCTCAAGAGAAGCTGCGCTCCGGCGATCCCGGATTGGTTCAGCCCAAGAACATGTACGCGCTGTTCCGCCGCTTCATGACGGAGATGGGCTTCGAGAATGATGACTTCGCGACTGATCCGAAGTCGCCGGAGTACGCGCAGTACCTCAAGTCGCAGCAGGGCCGCACTGATCCGTTCGTCGAAGGCGAGCAGATCAAGGCGCAGGCTCAAGTTCAGAAACAGCAACTGATCGAAGTAGGCAAGGACAAAGATCGTGCTCAAGACTTTGCTCTCACGGTTACGGAAATGGAGCTCGACTCTCACACCGATCTGGCCAAAGCCGGCATTGGAGCGGAGGTCGCTGTCGCCCGAGGAGCGGCAAAGGCGAGCGGTAACGGCNCAGCAGCTCCTCGACAATCCGGTCCTGCGTGAGGCCGTAGCTCAGGAAGAGGCGCGCATTCTCACGCAGATTCGCACTGCGAGCCTTGCTGATAAGGAACTGCATACGCGCCTCGTGATCGCGATGCAGATCTCATCTGCAGTATCACGGAACCTGTGGTCGTTCATTCAGGACGGCCACGAAGCCACACAGCAAATCAACCTGCGCGGAAAGCGCATCGACTAGGAGTTCATTGTGTCAGACGAAGCAGCTACCCCCACCGGGGGCGCTGAGGTTTCCGCACGTCCGGATGCTTCGGCAACAGAACAGAAGCCACAGAGCATTGCGGACCGACTGAAGGCATCGCTTTTCGCTGAGCCAGAACCGACTGAGCGTCCCGAGCGGGCAACACAGCCCGTCGAGACCGAGGAGCCGGCTGAGCAGAAAGCGCCTGTCGTGAAAGCGAAGGCGGAAGAGGTTGAGAAGCCCGCAGACGATGCAGGCGATGAGCAAACGGAAGCGTCATACGAAACCGTAACCGAGCTGGCCGAGGCTTTGGGCTGGGACCTTGAGAAGGTCCTGGAACTCGAAGCACCGACCAAGGTAGACGGGAAGGAAGGCAAGGCGCGACTCCGTGACCTCATCAAGAGCTACCAGCTCGAGGGTCATCTCAACCAGAAGCTGATGACACATGCTGAGGAGAAGAGGGCGTATGAGACCGAGCGCCAGACTTTCCTGCAGCAGTCTCAGCAAAAGATGATGCAGCTTGATGCGGCCGCACAGGTCGCGTCCAAGTTTCTGCGAGGCGAGTTCGATTCGATCAACTGGCAGCAGCTGAGCGAGCAGAACCCCGAAGAGTTCAACAGGCAATACGTGTTGTTTCAGCAGCGTCAAGCCAAGCTGAACGACATCGCGAATCACATCGGGCAAGAGCGTCAACAGGCTCAACAGCAGGCGGATGCACAACAGCAAGCCTACCTGCATGAGCAGATGAAGTTGCTCGAGGCGAGAGTACCTGAATGGGCGAGTGAGCCCGCACGCAAGAAGTCATTGGGCGAAATGGGTCCAGTGTTCAAAGAGGCGTACGGCATCTCGACTGAAGAACTCGGCGGGGTCGCCGATCACCGCATGCTGCTGGTCGCTCGCGATGCGTGGCAGTGGCAGAAGCTCCAGAAGAGCAAGCCCACCACGCTCCAAAAGGTCAAAGCCGCACCGAAATTACTGAAGCCGGGAGCACAGCAATCCCGAGCGGCGCAGGACAACTTCATTGCTCAGAAAGAGCGTGAGCGCCTGCGCACGTCCGGCAAGGTATCGGATGCGAAAGCGCCTCTTAAGAGGCTCCTATTTTCCTAACCTCGGGGTTGTCTGAGATTTGAGATGACGCAACCTACTGGTGTTTATTCCGTCTATGACGCGTCGGGTACGACCGGCGTGGGCAAAGGCAACCGTGAAGACCTCGTCAACACGGTGTACGACATTTCCCCGACTGACACGCCCGTCCTGACTGCGCTTCCGCGCGTGAAGGCTGAGGCGGTGCTGCATGAGTGGACGACTCATGCGCTGGCGACTGCGGCGGCTAACGAAAAGATCGAAGGCGACGACGCTGCGATCGATGTCGAGACCGCAAAGACCCGACTCAACAACCGCACGGCGATCTCCAACAAGGTCGCAGGCGTCACCAAGACGCAGCAGGCGGTGAGCAAGGTCGGCATGCAGGATGCGATGGCCGAGGCTGTCGGCTACAAGATGAAGGAGCTCAAGCGCGACCAGGAAGTCATGATCAATGCCAACACCGCCAAGGTGTCCGGCAACGATACGACTGCCCGTAAGACTGCCGGTCTTCCGACCTGGATCGTGAATGCTGCCACGGTGATTGGTGCCAACCCGACCGGCGACGGTTCGGATACGGCGACCAACGGCACGCAGCGCCCCTTCACGGAAGGCTTGCTCCTGGAAGCCTCGCAGCTCGCGTATGACGATGGTGGTTCACCGTCCCTGCTGGTGGTCGGCACGTTCAACAAGCGTGTTGCCTCCAGCTTCGCTGGCAACCAGAACCGCAACGTCGATGCGTCTGCGAAGAAGCTCGTCAACTCCATCGGTGTGTATGAAGACGACTTCAACACGCTGAAGGTGGTTGCCGATCGCTTCGGCGTGTCGCGCAACGCGGTCCTGATCGATACGGAGTACGCGGCCGTTGCGTACCTGCGTCCGTATGACACCTGGGACCTGGCGACGACCGGTTCGAGCATCCGCAAGCAGATCGAATGCGAGTGGGCGCTTGAGATGCGTAACCCGGATGCACACGCAATCATCCGCGACCTGACGACCTCGTAACCCGGCAGCAATGCCACTTGAGAGGGCCTCTTCGGAGGCCCTTTCTTTTTTCCACACCCTGATCACAGTCACTTTCACTGGAGACAACGATGCCTCTTCCCCTGTCCCGTACGTGCCTGACCGATACCTTTGCTGACATCAGCACGGCTAGCACGATCTACTTCAGCGCGCCGTATAACGGCTACCTGGAGAGCATTCAGCTAACGCTGTTCAACGCCATTACGGTTGCCGACTCGGTTGTCACCGTGAAGGTGGACAACGTGACGGTTGGTACAGCGCTCACCGTCGCATTCACTGGTTCCGCCAAGGGCACGACCTTCAGGCGTGAGTACCAGAACATCCCCGTGAGACTGGGCTCGATTGTCGAGGTCATCACCGATGGCGCCTCGACCACGACCGCCATCACTCCTTGCACGATCACCTTCAGGCCGTAAGCCATGTCGAACAAACACGCAGCAGAAGTCTTCAGCGGAGTGGGAGTCAACGCTGCGGACGTATTGTTCACGACTCCCAATGTCCAGCAGCACGAGCTGTTCACGCTGATGAGTTCGGCGGGGGCCGTGGAAGTGTTGGCGAGCATCAACGGAACGGACTTCTCGACCGTTGTGCTTGCCCTTGAGGACCAAGGATCGACCGCTAACTCGACCTACGTCATCGTCACGGCGCCGGGGCGCGTCTACAAGTTCTGGGGCAAGTACACGCGGCTTCGCGTGAGACAGAACGGCGCGACTGCTACTGCCGCAAGCCTGATCTGCGGAGCCGGTGCGTGACGGACGACGTCAAGACATCGATCAAAGCCAGCAATGGCCAGCTCGTTGTCTACAGGGAACAGGACGTCCAGCCCTATCTCGATGCAAACAAGCGCATGCAGGCTGAGTCTGCGGGCGG